GCATTAGCAGCTACTTGAAAGGCTGAATAAGTTTCTATTGCACGTTGAGCAGCTACTTCATTGGAGATACTTTCCCCATTTGCTTTTGCCTTTTCTATTTCTTGTTGAACATACCCTGCTTGAAAGGCTGGTGAGTTCTGAGTGAATTGGTCAACCTTAATATCTGCCAAAGATGGGGCTTGTTTGGGTACAAAGAAAATATCTTCTCCGAACAAGTTAGTTACGACAGACTTTTCTTCATCGTTTAAACCTAAAGTAGCAAAAGAAGGAGCAAGGTCTTCCGCAATTGCATCAAGACTTTCTCCAGCCGCTTGTCGTTGCTTCACTTTTGTCAAAAGGCTACCAAAGGCTACTCTATCCCTGTCAGACTGTGTAGCTGTAGGAGGAGCTGTCTGTGCTCCAGCAAATGAGGCACCTACATCCAACAAACTACCCACGACACCAGCAGCAATTGAGGTGTTCGAGATTTGTTGAACTGGTTGAGGTGCTGCGGCTGCACCCGATACGTTTTGGTCTAGTGTAAAGGGCATCTTATTCTCCTTGAGCAGCTTGTGCTGTAATTTGTGAACCTGCCGACTGACCACGAGCACGTTTAATTAGATCGGTCATGGTGTCTAGTCGTACAATAGCTCTGTATAACTTAGTTTGGTTCTCTATTGAGAAGCCACCGTCTTCTATCAGGTTAAGAGCATCATTGTAAAGCTCCTTACCTTCTTTTATTTTAGCAGGATCACCTGTCTCAATCAAGGACAAACCTTTAGATGCCCAAGTATCAATGCGTTTACGAGCATCCTTGAACTTAGCATCCTCTTTGTAGGAAATATCCTTGGCATCGTAGTGATTGAGGACTTTCATTGGGGTAGCACCCGCAATGATAGAGGATACAAAACCCAGATCAACCTCTTCCTCTGTAAACTCACCTGCAAGACTACGGCGTTTACTACGGTACTCGCCAGTTTCAATCAACTCAACAACTTTAGAGTAGATGTCTACCGACTTTACGTTACGCATCATCACTGTAAACTCTTCAGCTGCTACTTGGTTGTGTCCACCAAGCAATGCAGAAAGAGTGTTCTTTAGAGATGATAGTCCTTCAGTACCAATCTGAACAGATGGGCCACCTAATGTAGACCAGGCTGGGTCTTCAGCAAATAGTTCAGTGTATTGCTGAACAAGACCACCCAAAGGAGCAATCCGTGTACCTAACGATACGTCTGTTCCTACACCTTGAGAGAGAACCCAGTCAAACAGGCCAAACTTTACAGCATTCAGGGTAGCTGTGGAGTTCTGGTCCTCAGGGTCAATCCCCATAGCGACCATTGCAGCTGTTACTCGTGGAGTGAAGCCCATACCCCGTGTCCCAAACATCACAGTGTTGGTTGCTAACATACGAGCACGTTCTGCTTTGGTTAAATCACGACCAAGCATGATGTTATCCAAGAAACGGTTGGTGTAGGACATCCACTGTGTAGCTAGACCCAAGATCGGGCCTTCTTGGTAAGCACCTTTCTGCCCAGATGTCATACGGAATGTAAGAACCTGTTCACGATTTGCTACATACTGTAAACCTGTCTCACTAAAGACATCATCCGATACTTTCTTGGCACCGTGTTCAACAACAGCTGTAGCTGTGGCTGCAATACGTCCATAAAGTTCACCAATCTTAAACGGTGTAAGACCCATCTCTAAAAGTTCAGATGCTTTTGTTTGATTACTGTTGAATGTAGCACCACTACGTTCCAAAACAGACGTACCGATAATGTCACGGCCTGACTCACGCATGTAACGTACAGTATCTAGCAGTTCTTGCTTGGTCATACCAGCAAAACCATTGGAGTACATTGCATCAATGTCTTTAGCAGCAGCTTTAGGTGTCTTCAACATCAAGTGAGCAATGACAGGGGTAGCAGCTGTAGCTTTTGCACCAGCCTTGGGTGAGATTGCCATAATCTGTGCAACGTGTGAAGCGTTAAGAACCATCTGGTCAGGGTTAAGGAAACCCATCTTGAGGTGGAAAGCAAATGCTCTGGCTCGACCAGCTGCACCACCAAGCCAGTCCTCAGGTTTAGTCTTCAAACCTTTACCGAAACCGAACACACCCTCGTCATACAGGCTCTGAGCCATCATAGTGTAAAGTGTATTCTCTTTGTCAGCCCTTTTGTGTAGACCTAGACGCCGTTTGATTACGTCCTGTTGGTCACGCATGTCAGCATCTACTGACTTAGACCCCTTCCCTCCCTTGATACGGGCAAGTCGGATGAAGTCTTCTGGGTTAGAAGGTATAGGACCATCAAACTCTACGTTACCTAATCTCTTAGCCTTTAGAACCCAGCCATTGACAGCAGCCTGAGTTGCTTTATAATGAGTGTAACGGTAGGCAGACGATTCAAACTGTTCTACGATGTTAGTAATAGGGTCTTGATTGCCTACACGAGCACCACCGTACTCTAAGAGAGGAGCATCACCACGTTTACGGGACACCCGCATGGACTGATATTCACCTACAGACATGCCTTGACCATCTACGATCTCAGCATCAACCTTCTGGTCCCTACGTTTAACATCAAACTTAGTTGTAAAGGACTCATCGTGCTTAGTAGCCAGCAACTTCAAGTCCTCAAAGTTCTTAATTGAGGAAGGATTCCAAGAGTTATTTGCTACGATAACAGCATTGATGCGAGTAAGGTCATCACCTGAGATACCCAAGTCTTTGATGTGTTTAATACCTGTAGCTTTAAAGATAGGTGACAGGACATCTACGATGTTGTTTAGTTCTTTAGCAGCTTTGTCAGCTTCCTTAGCACTAAAAGAACCTATCAGGGTACGGAAACCTTTTGCTGCCTTCTTACCACCAGCGAGGGTAGGCTCAAACACAGAGCCGACAAAGAAGTTAAGGGTCTCGTTGTTTCGTGAACCACCTACATTGTAACCTAATACATCAGACTTCTGAGGAATACGAGCATCCACTACGTCTGTGACATACTGGTAGTTTGTACCGTCAGGAGTTTGGTAAGGCTGGTCTAGTTTGTAAACCACTCTGTCAGCTGTCTGAGCACCTTTAATGCGGCCCTGTAGTCTACTGTACACTACGTCATCGTCTGCCGCCTTAGCAATCACACCGATACCGTCATAGCCTGTATTGATAGTGACTGCCCATCCACCACGATTAGTTACATTCTTTAAAATCTCAGTAGCTTTTACATTCCAAGCTGCATTGTTGAAGTCAGTAAGAGCACGGTAGGCAGTCAATTGTTTTTCAGTTGGAGCCTTACCATTAACTTGGAAAAAGTCAGTAGCAAACTTGTTAGAACTAGGAGCACCCCGTTGTGCAGCTAGGTTCTCTTGAGCATCACCCTCAGGTCTATCACGGTAACGTGTCATGACCTTGTTGACTTCTTCGTATTCCTGTTTACTAAGGCTACGAATGTCTTTAAATGACTTATCAGCAATCTTACTTACACGAGCAACAAGACCTTCAGCTGCGTTAATCATAAACCCTACACGAGGACCAACTGTAGTCTGACCAGCTGAGAACAGACGGGCAGCTGCACGTTTAACGAAGCCCTCGTCTACTGTTACATCCTCTAACTCTTTAGCTAGGCGGCTAGTATCAATACGTTCTTCGTACTTAAGATACCATCCACGTTTGTTTTCCTTCAAGCCATAGCCTTGCTCTAGGTCATCTGCATTACGGCGTACTGGAGTGTAACGTGGGTCAAAGTTAACAGCCTCCTGTGCCTCTTTCTTAGTGGCGAAGGCTGCACCATTCTCTGACTTACCCAAGATTGCTGAGTAAATAAAGTTATCTGAATCCTCTGCACGGCGGCGAGATAGTTTAACGAAGGCGTTGGTTGAGCTATTCATCAGGCGTGTAGCTACTTTCTCAGTAGCTTCGTTAAGGCTCTCTAGTGTGAATGCCTTACCTGCAAAAGGTGACTGCATAATCTTAGACATGTCATCAAACAGCATGGAGGCTTTAGTGCCTTCAATAACTGTGGCTGAATGAGGGACTGGTGTGTTTGGATTAGGGTCTAGTGTTGTAGGTCCAGCCTTACCAGATACAGAGTTAGGAGCCTGACCTGTGTTGTGTTGAATGATTGTAGCCTTAGCACCAGCTACGTCACCTTTAGTGGCTGTGATAACCTCAGATGCTGACTTAGACTTTAGAACTCCCTCTACAGTCTCACGAGTAGCAGCAGAACCTGTAATTAGTTTACGTCCACCAGCTGCGGCTAGTCTAGTAGCAGTTTTAGTTACACCTAGTGTGGCTACGTCTGCCAAGGCAAGAAGCTGATTGAACCCAGCATTCTCGTCTACACCAAAGTTATCAATTAATGTTTGAACATCTCTTAGGGATTCATACTCACGGATGTTGAAGAGACCCTTGTTCTCTGCATCGTTTAGTTCATTCTCCCAGTAGGTATCAAACTCTTCTGGTTCCATGAACAAAGTATCTGCGTACTCTTTAGACTTACGAGAGTCCTTACGGATTAGCATCTCAAATACACCGATAGTAAAGTCACGGGCAGTGTTCAGAGTACCAGCAGCCAACCACTTAAAAGTAGAGGGGTCATTCTTCTCAAGACGTTCAGCAATACGTTTGTTAATCAACTCGTAGTTAGTTAACATCCGTAGAGTTTCTTGGTTAACTGTATCGTCATCAACCATCATTATGCTTGAGAAGATAAACTCACGAGGAGAAACAGCTACCTGCTTACGGTCTACATGTTCCTGTGCTAAACGACCAGCCTCTTCAATAGGAACACCAGCATCGTATAGTGTCTCAAGGAATACATTCAAGTCAGGAAATTGTTTAGCCAACCCCTCGTGTGTCATGTCCTCTGCAAGACGAGCTTCAGAGATAACGGCTGGGTCTACTTCGAGCAAAAGGGATTGTTCCTCAACCACCTGCTTTTCCAGTGGTGAGGTGGGATCAAGAGGTTTCTTCTGCTCTACCTGAGAGAAGTCCTCTTCATCTGCTAGGAGTTCCTCTAAGGAAACGATGCTGCTCATTGTATTTCCTTATTATTAAGTTGTTTTACTAATAGTACCAAGGTCCAATTGACTACCTAAATCAAATTGACCAGCTGCTAACTTCGCCACGCCAAAACTTAATTTAGAGATATCGCTGTACTTTTGAGCTTGTCCTTGAAAAGCTGAGATTTCAGAACTAAGGCCACTCATCTGTGTACCAAAACCTAATTCAGCACCAAGTTGGGAACGACCTGCACCTACACCACCTTGTAAACCTGAGCTTGTGGTTGTTCCAGCTGACTGTGCTGAAGCTCTTGCCCTTGCACTTGCTAGAATATTCTGTCGAATAGCTGCACGGCGTTTACGTCTAGCTTGTAGTTGCTGTGCTTTTTCCTGTCTTTGGGCGGCGGCTTGAGATGCCTTACCTGCCTTTATTGAAGTGGCTATCCCTATTCCGGCTGCATATATCGCTGTACCTGCAATTGCTACACCTGTAGCAGTAAGTGCGGTTGTCGCTGCTAAAGTAGTAAAGACTGCCATTTTAGAATTCCTTCATGTACTGGGTCTCAGCTTTCACATAACCCTTTTTCTCATAGATTTCTGAGAGGTCCGTAATATCTTCAAGGTAAGTCATGCCTATATACTTGACACCTTTGTTGACAGCCCACTCTTCGTATGCTTTCATTAACTTAAATCCAGCACTACTATTTCTATACTCTTTGTTAACAAACCAAGCAACTTCTGTAGCTATATTCTCAGATGAGAATAAAGGTTGAGAGTACATACCACAAATAAAGCCAATTACATCTTCATCTTTTTGAGCTACAAAAGTACAGAAGTTCTCTAATGGTAATGTCTGAAGAAAAACTTCTTGTGTTTTCTTTACATCCCACGAGTAAGGTACTTTAGACTCTTTGTGAAATTGTTTGAAGAGGATTAAACAGTCTAGTGCATCTTCTTCTGTTGCTTCTCTAATTTTAGTAGGTGTTGTTTTTACCACCAAGTACCTCATACCCTACTAGGTGAAAGTCTTTACCTGTTGCACTCTCGAACCTAAGTTTCATTGAACGTCCACGACCACGAACTTTTGATTTAGTGACTACTGTGTCTGAGGGGTAGTTGATAGAGCCTAGATTATTAGGGTCCACAACAGGAACATCCTTGAGTTTGTAAATCTCACGAGGTGTGCTGTTAGCTTTATTTAAGTTCCATGACACAGACATCAAACAGCTAGATGGATTGATGAACTCATAACCTAAACCAGAGGCAGTGTAACCATCCTCAGTAACTCGCATGTACGTTGTGACGTAAGGTGCAGTCTTAAAGGTTGTCATGTCTCCCATGAAATCGTAACCTGCTTCAGCAAAACTCTTATAGTCTGCTTCACCCCAATCAAGGTAAGTATCTCCACGGAATGTAGCAAAGGTCATCTTACCTGTTGCACCATCACGGACCAGAACCTTGATCTCACTGTCACCTTGTAAGTAGTCACGATACAATGTAGCAACTACATCGTCTGCACCGTTAACAACAGTGTCTGCACCATTTACTACTTGTGTCTCTGTAGAAGTAGCCCCAAGACCTGCGAAGTACGATGTACCTATTACATAACTTGTATCTGCGTCTTGATCTTTTATCCGCCAAGGGTAGAAAGCCTGTAAGGCTAGGTCCATAACTAGGATATTGTTATACTTGTAGTCTATTGTTTCATCGTTGTCAGGATAAAACCAGAACACTCTGTTATTTACTTTGTCAAACTCAACATGGACCTGAGCTTTCTTCTCGTTTGAGATGTTGTCCCAAAAAGTCTGTATGGTTGAGAGTGATAAGTTTTGAGCAGTAGGTACGTTTAGTGATTCACCTTGTTGAATTGCGTGTAGCCCTGTCTTACTCCACCAAACAGGTAACCCATCTGCTACTGTAAAGGAGTTTTCGTTTACTAAGCCTACGTCACTAATACGAGTGATGGCGTACTCAGTAGCCCGAAACACGTTGTCAACACCAGCAACAGCCCACACACCGTTCTCAGCAAACACCAATAAAGAAGCACCGATAACGTGGAGCTTACGAATGTTATGTGCATCAGGGATACTTACCACACCACCGTCAGTGTCCAGCAGGTCACTAATGATCTCTGAGGTAGGGTCATACACCTGATAGCAGTTACCTACGTCAGCAAGCCTCTCAGCGAGTCTGGAGAAGTAAACCTTACCACCGTTCTTAGCTGAGTCGATACCTGAATAGAATACACGACCTGCGTATGCGGCTACTGTACGGAACCTACCTGTCTCTACTTCAGTAGTCAGACCAGAACGTACCTTGTTAAAGACATCAACTACGAAGTGACCATTGGCTGCAAGAGATGAACCAGAATAAATCTCTTCCCAGTCTGTTGCGTTAAATACTCCGTTAGCATCTTTACCTGCGTACCAAGCGTGAGTTAAAGCAAACGTATAAGTAGAAGGCCCACCACCTTGTCCCCAGCCTACGTTCTTTGCATCGTAGATACGTCTAACAGAGGGGCCACCATCATTTGCAAAGTACTCATTTGTAATTTCAAAGTCTGTACCCTGCCATTCAAAGTCACGTTCTTTGAAGTTAATAGCTGTAGTTGTAAATGCTTCAGTTGAAGTATTAAATTGAATATAGAAAGTATTAATTGCTGGTGATGCAACAATCAAAGCCCCGTTAAGGGCTGTAACTTGAACACGGTTTTCTGAAGGGGAAAGGTTGTTACTTGCTGAGTAAGTATTCAAGTTAACTGTCCCTGAGTACTTGTTAGCTGACAAAGGGTCTGTAGACTTCTCATAGAAGTAAAGAATATTGTTTACCTGTACTACGAGGAACTCTAGGTTAGGTTGACCAGCCACGTTGTACCAGTCCAGTGTTTGTACTAAAGCACCTTGAGGTACAACAACATCTGAAAGAACATGGTTGTCTTCTAATGTAAGAGCCTTACGCCTACGCCGTGTACCATCACGTTCCAAGGCGCAGTTAAGTTCGTCCACTGAAGCATTCTCAGGGAACGTAAGCTCAGAAGCCTCAGTGATGAGACCTTTAACAAAGGTGTTAACCGTTCTCTGGATCAGGCTCTGTGGCATTCAGTTCTTCCTTCTTGGCCTTACGGGCCTTGTACCTGTCGTTAACGGCCTTACGAGGAGTTTGCTTCTTATGTTCTAGGTGAGCAGTCACTGCATTAAGTGCAGAGCTAATACCTGTCCATCGTCCACTTAGTTCTGATGGAACCTGTGCTCCGTTCTCGTACTTCACTGCGTAAAACTTAAAACCGTCTTGAGGTTTATATACTACTAGAGGTTTTTCAGTCTTGTCACTTACTACTTTTACTTGTTGACCGTCTTCACTCTTGATTAAATTAACGTCTACCATAGTTGTTATTTGGCCTTCCCTTGTTGACCTTGTGCATATCATTCTGTACATAAACCTTCTGGCGTCTAGCTGACTGTTCAATCTTAGGATCAGCACCTGATTTAAACAAGGACATGGCTGTAGATTTAGCTTCAGCTAGGAGGTACGGGAACATTACATCATCAATGTCAGGAGTGAATGTGTTTGAAAAGGAATCAAAGACAGGGTACTTTGTACCGTATGCTCGTGTCTTAGCCGAGGTTAGTGTGCTGTCGATGGTGGATTTGTAGGAGTCCAGTACGATGTTCTCGTCATCAAACGATGTGTAGTACTCAGGCATTACATCGTTACGGATAAGTAGTATACTGTCTGCCTGTACATCATTGACCTGTACAACATTAGAAGCAAGGCTGTCCCGCTTGTCTGACAAACCAAAGAAAGCATCTGGCTCTAAGTATGTAAGGCGTTTGTACTCTACCCCACCTACCTTCTCAGATACGTTGTAGTCCAAAAACTCAATGTTCTTTACACGAGTAGGGAAGGAAAAGTGAGTAGGTCTGGCGGAGCTAGAGTACGAAACTAACTTAATTGTTTGAGCATGTTCAGGAATAATACGAGTAGAGATAAGATTGAAGTAAGTATTCTCAATTACTTTAGCAATCTGTTCAGCTTCATTTGAATCAGAAATACTGTTGATCTCCTCCGAATCCATATCGGATAAGATGTTCTGAACCATTTCGAGGAGAGTCATCTTCATGTTATGCACTCATTCCAATAATAGAGACGTAGATGTTGGCATAGTTTACGTCAACATTGTCAGCATTCGCTTTAGTTTTAATTTCAATGTAGTCATTTTGAGCTAACGAGATAACAGCAGTAACAGAGATAGAACCCCAAGAACCCGAAGAAATAGAACGAATAGCCCTTGATCCACCAATCTCCGTACCGTTCTTAAACAAAGCCCACTCTACATCTTTTGAACTACCGGATTCCTGTGAAGATGACATTGTGAGGTTAATCAAAGATGTTACTTCTGTAGGGTCATCGTAACGAAACCGTAAATTAGGAGAAGTTACTACAGTAAAACCTCTTACATGCGAAGAGTCTACTGGAAAGGATAGAAACTTTTCAACAATGTCTGTATCAAGAGTGTAAGCAAAAGGAGAAGTAGCAGAGAATGCTGTAGCTGCTCCAAGGTGACGGTGAATACGTTGCCATACCCCACTACCAGAACCGTTAGCAACGTATGCTTCACCACTGTTGGCTGTGGCTACACCCTTAGGTTCGTGTAATGCACTACCTGTTAATGATGAATGTTCTACGTTAGCCATGTTATGTTATCCTTACCGGGGGGACTTGTTAAGACTATTATACACACAAGTAAAATAGTTGTCAAGTATAAAAAGTAAGAGGAGGAGATTTCTCCCCTCCCCTTGTAATTATGTTACGCCAACGGCGCAGTCATAACTGTAACCAAGTTCTCTGGACGGTACAGTTTCATACCATAACGTGCAGTAGTTACAAACTCTGTACGCTGGTAATCTTTGTTGTACTCTGTGTCCACGTTTGGCATCTGACGCCATGCACCTACGAAAGGCAACACTGTCTGATCCGCAGAGAAGAACATGTTGGTGATTGCGTTGTTAACAGTTGTACCGCCGATAGTTTCAGCAGTTTCTGTTTTCAGGTAGTTCGATGTGTATACATCAAAGCCGTAGATGTTAGCAACAAAGGACATGCCAGTTGCGATACCATCACGAACAATACCTTCCCAACGTGGGTTGTTAGATACGTTTGTCAACTGAGACAATGTGTTCATCTCAAATTCAACAGACGGATCAACAATAGCAACGAGGTTACGCTGTGGAACTTTACCAGTTTTCAAAGCACGGAGTGCCTTAGCAAAGTCTTCAACGGCAATCTTGTTACCTGTGCCAGAACCCAGCATACGGTGGTCAACGCCATTGATTGCGTTACCGTTGTCTACTGTTTGCTGACCACCCAGAGCCATGATGTCTGTCTCAAGACGTTCCATCAAAGCACGTTCTTGCAGAGGCACGAACTGCGACATGATTTGGTTTGAGTAGTAAACATCCTGCATCGCTTTGTTAGTGATGTAGTTACCAGCCTGAAGGTACTCAGTGATGGTGAATGTAAACTGCGCATCATCAATCGGATCGTATGTGACTGCCGCATCTTCAGTGTAGTCGTTAACGGTTGCATCACCCAAAGATGGGATCTTGAATGTATCACCATCTGGGAAATCATTCAACCAGTTAACGTATTTCATGCCTTGCAGTTCATCCCGCAAGATTTCCTTAAGCTCTGCACCCCAAACTTCTGCACGTTTGGCTAATGCGAGAGTAGCTACTGTATTACCAGCCATTGTTCTCTTCCTTTATCAATAGAATCTGTCACCCAGACGTTCGGCATCTGCCATCATTTGTCGCTGAGTAGACGGTTTATAGTACTCTGTCGAGTTTTCCCTGCGAAGTTTTTGGTAATAACCAAAGTCCTTCTCAGAGGATGCTTGCATTGTAGAACCCTCAGTACGAATGCTCCCCTGCACTAATGGATTAGAACGAGGTGCTGACTTACCCATCAACTGCATAAACGCAGCTGGTGACTTTGCAGCCATACCTTGTAACTCTGCCATCGGTAGCCCTAGTTCATTAGCTTTCTGCTGCACGGCAGCTGCTGCTTCTGTTCCGTAGGCTTGTGCAAGTTCCGATTCAACTAGAGCAATGTTATTTTTAGCAACACTTTCCTGCTCTCGCTTTCTCAGGGTCTGTTCAACTAGGCTCTCAATGTCTGCTTCACTCGAACTTGGCTGGGTATTAGCTGTATTCGTAGTGCCACTATTGTTATTATTGGGATCAAGAAGTTCGGTTGTGGGTGCCGAGGCCATTTCTTCCATCTTAGTTGTAACTCCAAGTTTGTATGCTTGCTTTTCTAGGTCTGCTTTCAAAGAAGCATTCTCTTGTTTCATCTGTTCGATAAAACGATCTGCTTCCAGCTTTCCTTTTGCTAAAGCCTCAACATCGTTGAACTTACGTCCTTCTCCCACAAGATCACCCAAGACTGAGGGACTGGTTGGTTCCTCAAAGGCTGATACTTGTTCACTCTGCTCAACAGGGGTCACCTGTTCCTCAGAAAATACACTCATTATTATTCCTTGTCTAAGTTAATAAGGTCCAACACAGTGGTCACTGCTCGATTGAACCCGTTGCGATCTGCTTGTTTGTATGCCCACGATGGTGAGTCATAGTCTGCGGCAGGGGTAGTATCCTTTAGCATAGGCTCTAGGATTTCTTTGAGGCGGTCTAGTCCCTCTCTCTGGGACTGCAATGTTTGTGCTACCGCTTCTTTTTCTTTCTTTGTCTTACAGTCTTTGAACCAAGCTGCCTTCATTCAATAGGCTCCTCAGGGGCTTGCTCAGGTGCAGGTTCTAGTTCCTGCATACCTCGTTCAGCCTTTTCCTCTTGCTCTGCTTCAAACTCAACCTGAGCCTCTGTGACAACCTTCTGTGTCTCAAGTTGTTCAGACACTGCAATGTTCTCACCAAACAATGCTGGCTCACCTAACTCATCTGCAAGCAAACGAGCAAACTCTTTACCTGAAAGGTGTGAGCCAATGCTAGGATCGGAGGCTTTAATTTGATACATGGTAGTAAGGTTCTGTACACGTTGAGCACGTTCAGCAAAGTGTCGAGCACCCATAGGTACGATCTTACCGTTAGCCTTGATGTCATCACGAGTAATCTGTGTAAAAAAGTACAAACCAGTATCTTCGTTTAAGACCTTAGCTGTATCCTCGTAGTCCATGTTGCGGCGAGATACCTCAAGCATAGCATTTAAGATAGGCTCAAGAAACACACGTTCAAAGTGAGCAGTCTTGTGTTGGAAGATACGACCAGCAGCTGTCATAAGCTGGTTGACTTCAAAAGCTGTCTTCTCACCAGCACTACGGATACCCATAGCTTCACGAGGAGCACCAGCCATCATCTCCATCTTAGCTTCTATTTCTCTAATCTGAAAGTCAGCATTAAGTGCTGTGCTGTCAGGTACAAGATAACCTACATCACCTTCGTCACCTAAGTAGATACGGGCATTCGGCTCAAAGTCAAAGTCCTCTACGTCACCACGAATCTTCAAGACAGGGTAAGCAATCTGATCAAAGACATCCGCCTTGAGGTTTTCTAGGTGGTCAATGCGGTACTGCATACCTACAAGATTATCTAGTGGACCCATGCTGTACAGGTTATCAGGACGGTCACGCCAGCCTACATGGAAGATAGGGTCACGACCTAAGTAGCTAGGGTTCTCTTCATTAGACAAAACATACGCACGATCAACAATTGTTATAACACGATTGTTTACAAACTTACCGCTTTCTGTGTCGTAGATGTCACCGTAGAAAGTAAGAATTTCTACATAGTCTGACTCAAAGTAATCTGTAAGATTTGAGAAACCATCAGCAACAAAACCTTCTGATTTATTTACGTCAATGTCGTTACCCTTAGCTGCGCCACGGTTACCTAGCATCTTATTAAAGATGTCAGACATATACTCTTTATCAACAGACGTATCAACCATACGTTGCACTTCACCCAAGGTCAAGACAGAACGAATGATCTTAGGGGTATCTGCAAACTCAGCAGCTATTGGGTTAAAACAAATATCAAACGGGGAAATACGAACAAGTTTAGGACCAACGTAGTTAACTACACGATCACCATCTTCAAACTCAGTTACCTTACGTTGATAGTCAACAGTAGCAAAGCAGTTACCGTACTGGATGTAGTCATTGATTAGTTTACTTGTAGTGTTTACAAAGTCTGACTGACTTAACTTATTCTGCATGTACGCTTGAATAATGTCCCGTTTAATCTTTATGTCTGAGTCGCTGTCAGATGCTTCAAAACGAAACCAACGCTTCTGAGGAAATAAGGCAGAAAAATAGTTAGCATGAAGGTTGTCAGAAATCTGAGTTAGCTTAGGAGTAGTAGTAGAGTTAGACCAAGGCAACTTACTGTTACTTGTAGTACGGGTGTCAGTAGCATAAACATAGTTACGCAACTCTTTCCATTCTTCAATCTTAGAAGAACGAGCACTGTTCCAAGTGGACCAACGATCAGCAATATCCACAGCTAGTGCATGTGGATTAATAATGCTTTCAATGTCAATAGTAGTGCCAGCCATTTCGACTCCTAGTCTAGCTTATGTGTTAATAATAACACACTGTAAATTTTATGTCAAGTGCTAAAATGCAACACCACCAAATTTTGGGTGGAATACTACATTATTATCTTGACTGCGTGTACGTCTTACTGTACTGCTTGGCTTGATTGCTACTTCAACAGCAGCTGCTAGACAGTCCTTACAGTCATCGTGTGCTGGGTTGTAGGATACTAGCTCTTCTTCTAGTACCTGACAGTTACCCCCTCGATAGTGGTAGACCTGTAAGTTGTCATAACGTGGCTCAAGGATAGCAGCAATACGTTCTTCCTTAGAACCTTGGTGTCTGTTAGGACGGTGCTCGTCAATCTTAAGAGCAAGACCATTCGGCTTGATGTAGTTGTCTTTAAGTTCTGATACGATAGCTGACTGAGCAGCTGTACATTCAGCCCGTAGTTTCCTGAAGTCCCAACGATTAAGAAGATCAAGGATGTGACGAAAGTACTCAGAAATCTTATCAGTCTTAAAACGGTCAATGTCTAAAACATATACGTTATTTTCAGAGTCCACTCCAATGACGACAATGGCGGTGTAGTCGGCACGTTTACTGACACTGTAAGCAAAGTCCACAGCTGCACTAACATTTAACTTACGTCCCTTATAGTGCCACTGCCCACCTTCACGAGTCATATGTTTACGATCATAGTACTGAAACTTCTCGTAAGCAATAGGTTGACTGTCAGGGTCCGTAGGATCGTTGTAGTACTGTGCTCTAAACTGAACACGGTCAAGGTACTGTCCACGCTTCTTAGCTAGGATTTTAATATCGAAGCCAAAGTACTTACCGTCTTTCCGTAACTGACGAGGCCATAGAAAGTCACCTGTACCGTCTCCGTTGTCCTCTACTCCTCGTTCCATAACTTCGTAGATTGACTCTTTACCTACTATCTCATTCTTATCTGAGTAGATGTCTTCTTCCATACTCATTAAGTCAGAGTACAAATCTTTAGGATGGTATCGTGTACCTACTACCCACTCCCTCGCTTCACTACCTTCAATAGATGACAACAAAGAGTATTGAGACTTAACTTTGTTACGACCTTCTCCAGTATACGCATTTTCAAATACCACAACATCGTCAAGAACTGCAATGTCGCAGTGCATCCCAGTAAGGGAAGTAGTGAGACCGCCAGTAAATATAGAAGGGTCACGGATAGCTTCTTTCTTACGATCTGGGTGATCTAGTGCAATCTCAGATGTTGTCCACTTCTCTCGTTTACTTTCATCTTTGTTTAAGTGTTCAGGCCAATACTTCTGATGTATGTCTGACTCAAAGATATTCTTGATAAATGATAGCTGTTTCTGGGCCAAGTTAGAAGTAGCTGAGATGTACAGCACCCGTAGGGTAGGGTTCTTTGTTAACTCCCAAGCAACACGGTAGGCAACCATAGCTGACTTACCGTGGTCACGAGGAAACAAAAGAAGCTGGTGGGTCTTAGCATCCTGCCTTGTCCACCATTTACATACGTCCTCATGACAGTTACCAAGTACACGTTGAGGAGCAACAAGCCTGATAAACGTAACCAAACTTGCTTCTGCCGCCTCTCTGATTTCAGTAATACTTGCCATTAGGGTTTAGTAGGCCAATCACCACCAGCACCATTCATATCAGGATAGGCTAGATTAGGCCAGTTTGCGTGGCTTGTGATGTCTCGTAGAGCTTGACGATAGGCTGTCATCTCAGCAGACATGGGCACATCTGTCAGGGCCATGTAGTCAGTATCAGCCAGTAGGCGGTCACGGTGGCTACGGTTGCTTGCTTCCAAAGCGGCTGTACGAGAAGCAAGGTCATCATCTGATAGGTCAACCACACGTTGAGTATAAACCTTACCATCATCCAAGTAAGGAGCAGTACCCTCACTCTTTTGCGTTGAACTATCGAAAGCCAAGAACTTTACGACCTCTGCGCAGCTATTAGCTGCCAGCCATGTTGCGTCTGGGCCTGTGCTGGGGAATGACACGTTTGGAAAGAGTGTCTTGTGGTCAGCTATCTCACCAACCGTTGATCCATCTAGTCTTGCGATCTTCATCTTTACTGTCCTTTATCTGCGAATGGTTCGGTTGGCGGTGTGAAGTTGGCGGTGTAACGGGCGGTTTTGCTTACACGAAAGTCATCAAGAAAACCTGTAAATTCATTTGCACCATCCGTAGTTCTGCCAATGTAATAAATGTTTCCGTTAAGCGAAGCATTGTCTATGGCGAAGGAACCTAAAGTTGTGTTGGTTGTTCCTACCTGAGTGCCGTTAATAAAGACACGCAGGCTGGCTCCGTCCCTCGTTGCAGCCAAGTGCGTCCAAGCATTTGTTGGGAAATCCCCAGAACCTACAGTGTAATTTAATACTGTACCACCATTGTATTTACAAAAGAACCTAACTTGCGCACCAGTGTAGTTAATATTTAGCATATATGAACCGGAGCCATCGGAGTTTCTAGTTGCGCCGACGACACACCTCTGACCTGTCACTGTAGTGTAGACCCAGCTTTCAATAGTAAAATTACCTGCGCCTAAATCTAATGAATTAGGGGGCAAAGTTGCATAATCACCAGTGCCATCTAAATACAAAGACGTACCACCGAACTTACTCTGCGTAGAACTGATCTTAGCATTGCCATACAACGTCAGATTGTTCTGCGCTGCGCTGTCGATT